AGTACACGGACAAAATCGCCGTAGTAAATTGCAGTTGTATCGTTGTACTGAATAGGAATGCTACGGGTAGAACCCGCAAACACTTGTCCACCGATCAAATTGACCGGCTTTAGCCCGTAAGGGGCATCAATCACAGGATATGCCATTTAAGACTCCATAAAAAATTAAAGACCTCTACCAAAGCTAGTCGAGGATTTCCGCTCTTTAAACATCGGCATCCTTGGGTCACTTTGGCGCATCATAGTATTGTCTACAGCATCCACTTGAGCTTGGGCTTCTTTTGCAAAATGTGCATTACGTTGCTCAACAAACTCAATTGGGGTTTTGCAAAGCAATAAACCACCAATCTCAATGTTTTCTTTAAATCGACTTGTTGGGTCGACAATAAATTGAAATTTCGGTTGCTCTTCAATGCGTACCGGCTCCCATCCTTCCCGGAATTTTCCCGAGATGTTGCGAGGATCAGCAGTGTTTAAAGTAGACACCCGAATCCATCTGTACTCGTAGCCAAATTGTTTTTCAGGTTCCGGCAGAAGCTCTGCTTGCATCCATTGTTTTGGACGCTCGACCATCAAACGCTCTTCAAGCTCACGTGGTTTTCTGTTTTCGGCCATGACTAGGCTCCTAATTTGATTTTTTCCGCAGCATATTGCTCCGGTGTAAGTTTAAATTTCTTTGCCAAGCTTAGTTCACCAGGGGTCAACTTAACTCGTTTTGCGGATGTGGTCCGCGTAGCTGGTGCAACCACCGAGCTTATCCGGCTAGGCCGATCATTTTGTTCCTCTGCGCTCTCAAATTTCTCTGGGAATCGCTGTCGGATTGTTTTGTTTATTCGACTGTAATACTCTTGTGATGATACTTTAACACCTTCGCGCCGGAGCTTTTCATGCAGCCCCAAAGCCAAACTTGTCATTTCTTCATCTTCACCAAACCATTGGTTATCTTGTTGCCAAGCTACCGCAGATGGATCTGAGGCAGCTTTTTGAACAACTGGCTGCGGCGTTTGTACCACATATTCTTCATCTTGTACAGGGTTAGGTTTAAAGTTTTTAACTTTATCAATCTTTAGAGTTGCATCAGTTAAACGCTCTTGGGCCTCCATCACCTTATCTGTATCGCCAGAATCATATGCTTCACGGTATGCTTTTTTAGCCGCATCCAGTTCCATTTGAACAGCGCGAGTGACGCTTGCAAGCACATTGTTTTCGCTACTAGATAGATTGGATTTGAGTTTTTTATTCTCATCCATCAGTCTACGGGCAAATTCAACCGCTTGGTTTTGCTCACGAACTGCAGCTTCTTTTTCTCGGCGTTCGTCATGCGCCAGCTTTTTCATTTGAAGAAGCTTCTTCTTTACTTTGGTGGAGTAATCCTCCAGCTCATCGTTGTAAAGATCTTCTTTGATTTTTTCTGGCAAAGAGGCTTTATTCTTATCCTGTTCAGGGGTATCGTCCTCAACCTCAACAATGATTTCATCGTCAAGCTTTTCGTCCTTCTCCTCATCAGGAAATTTAAATTCATCGTATTTCATATGTGTTCCTTATTTGCGTCGGATTCCGCGTGGGTCTTGAACTACACCCTCGACTGAGTCATCGTTGATTACACGAAACTCCCTGCCGTGAATGATTAGCCGTGAGCCTGAGTGGGGTTTAACCAAAATAAAATCTCCTATCTTGCAATATGGACCAGTCGGGAATCGACTTTCATCCTTATAGCAATCAGGACCCATATCAACTACAAAGAGAACTGTAGTCAGGGTTTCTTCAAGCATCATCATGTCTGCTGACTTGACTAGACTTGATCCATCAATTGTTTCTTCTGCTTCCGGGATGGCGCAAAGAATACGGTAGCCGCACGGCTTTGGGAGCTGCTTGGCTTTTTCTTCTGCCGGCCTGTTCAAAATTTGAGACAAGTCAACAGCATTTACGAGATCTAGATTACTCATCGTCATTGGTTTTCAATCTTTCTTGTAGGTCTGTAATGTATAAACGTGCAGTGAGTAGACCTTTGACCTCTCCGCACATCTTCTTGTACTCCGAGTAATCCATTGCATTTCCATCTGCAAGGTTTATTTGGAGTTGGGATACTTTGTCATTTATCTTTGAAGACAAATGTTCTAGATACTTATCAATCATTTGGTACCTTTGTACATGTTAGCCAAGATGCGTTGGCGTTCGCGTTCTGCTTCAGCCTGGATTTGAACTTGCGTCTTGACTGCGTTTGCTTGAAGTTGCATTTGTGATTTGGCTGCATCAGACTGAATGCGGGCCATCTCAACTTCTTTTTTGTTTTGAATGCTCATACTCTCAAGCTGTTGCTGGCTAGATTTAAGCTGTTGTTCGGCCTGGTCTTTTTGCTGTTTACGCTGTTGTTCAGACTGTTTAATCTGCAATTCTTGCTGCTGGATTTGAACCAATGGGTCTTGTGACATTTGTTGGTTCTGTTGTTGCTGGGCATTGGCTTGATTAGACTGATTGACCTGCTGGCCTGCTTGAGCCATAAGCTGTGACAGTTGGAACTCAACATCATCTGGCAGTGGCTCATTTGGCGGTGGAAGAGGAACTCCCATTTGCTTCTCAACCATTGAGCGGTAATAAAATCCAAGATGCTCTGCCTGATGAGCCTGTAAAGCCGCCATGATTAAATTGGCTTTGGGGTTCTGGCCGATGGTCTGCATGATCAATGGATCTTGCATAAACATTTGGTGAACCTTCATGTGGGATTCATGGTCTTGGCCGATAAATGCTTTGAGCGGTTTACCGTTAAGCGCGTTCATGTTCTCACTGACTGGGTCAAATGGCGTCTCGTCATCGTTTAACGGAACAAGCTTCTCTGCGTTTTTAATTCCAAGCACATCCAGCATTTGTCGATGCAGTTGAGGCAGGTCATAGATCTGGGGGGCTTGTTGAGCCAGTTGGATCACCGCCTGATACTGGACAATCTTCTGCGCCATCGTGGCCGCATTAGGGTCTGATACAGGAATAACTGTAACAAGGTCATAGTCGGACTGTTTTGCTTTTGGCGAACCCTCGTCCGGCTCATAGTTGTACTCAGGCGGTGTGTAGTCCCTGATAATGTCGCGCAAAAGCCGCAGCTCTTGTTTGAAGGAGTAGTGAATACGCGCCTGTACGGCCGTCATTACTTTTAGAGTACGCTCCAAGATAGCCAAAGTAGTACCAACGGGAGAGTTGGCAGACATATCAGCTACTTGGATATCTGCAGCAGAAGCAAACTTGCGTCCTTCATCTACGATCTTGTCAAGAAGCAGTGCCAGTACTTGGCTTGGCTCTTTGTATGGGAGAGCCATGATGTTGTCAGCAATAGTCCCGCTAGGAACGTCAACATCTCGCCATTCTGCTGGTCCAATGGGTGTGTCGTCACCCTTTACACGCAAACCACGGGTTTTAAATCCCCCAGGTAGGTTAGCCAGGGTTCCAGCGTCTACTAATTGACGAAGGATAGAGGTACCAGACTTTGCAAACGCGCCTACTAGGTGAATAAGACCAAAACAGTAGAAACCAAACCCTGGTACATAGCCATAATGAACAAAATGCTGGCGTTTACTTTTGAGTTTGTCTTTTTCATCCCAGTTTCTACGTACTGCCAAGCATTTTTGGCTACCTTTTTCAATCGTAACGATGTAAGGTAGAGCAATTCCAGTTTTTTCCCCGTGTTTATCTTCATCTTCAAACCCATCCAGGTCTAAATTGACGTTAATTTCAAGGAGCTTGAAGCGGTCATCCGTAGTTGCACGGAATCCCATCTTCTCTGCAATCTTTTTCTCTACATCATCAAGGTTATTGTTGGGTTCACCCAAGTCAATGTCTCGATAAAACCCCGCAACCTGTAGTTTGCGTATGTCGTTCTCCGTTTTACGCATAACGTGAGTGACACGGTCGGCGGTTTGCAGGTCTGATGCGCCATAAGGAACAACCAAATCCTCAGCCGGTACAAAAATTGATGTTTGGCGGTCTAGGCTAGGGTCAAAGTAGACCTTTTTAAACGCATTTCCAGCCAATCCCAAGCCCCACAACATGCGCTCATGCTCTGGTCGGAACTCTGTCATCTCATCTGTGAGACGATAGTTCATATCAGCGGCAACACGAGTGGCGGCTTGCTTCTTTTCTGTGGTTTCTTTGCCAATAATCTGAGTCTTGACCGGTCCAGCAGCCGGAAAAGTACTCATCATCACCTCGGCTTGGAACTTAACCACCGCCTCTGATAGGAGCGGATGGTAAACACCACAAGCACCAATCCACGGCTCTGCGCGTTCTTCAATCCTCATGCCCAGAAGTTCCAAACCATCTACATAGGTTTGCATCCATTCTTTTCGGGAGTTGATGTCGTCTTCAAAATCTGAAACCAAATCAGATACAAGCTCGCTTATTACTGATTCATCCAATTCTTCAGCTAGGTTTGCGTAGAAATCGTTTTCTGTTTCTCCTCCTATCTTTATCTCCATGTCGCCAATATCAATGGTGACTTCTTCTGGATCTACGATTTCAATTTCAATACCATCAGCCGGAGCTAATGACTCCAAACCTTGTGGGGCCGCGTATAGTGATTTTTCAATAGACATGTTTGTCCTTAGTAGTAAGATGCTTTGCGCCGGAATGATTGGATCTCATCCTTCTCATCAGTTTCCAGCCGAATAAACCCGCCCTTCCTGAATCTAATCAGTGCCTGGGTAGCGGAGTCAACCAAGTCATCGTGGTCGGAGTTGGGGAAAGCAGCCATCTCTTCCATCAACTCATCAGCCCAGCGCGTGGATGGTGCCCAAACTTTACCACTGGCAAAAAGATCAGATACAGAGTTAATCCGTACCATCTTATCATTCCCCCTGCTTGGCGTAAACTCTTGAACAGGTATGCCCATTGCACGCAGTTCAAAGATTAACGGCGCTCCAGAAGCTTTTGCTTCTACGATAAATGCATCTGGCTCCCACTCTTTATAGTGGTTGAATGCTTTTTCCTTTAGCTCTGGAAACTCCATTCGCCTCTTAAAAGCATCTAGCAAAATGATGTTGGCGTCCTCTATGTTCTCGTTCATATAGAAAACACCCCAGGTAGTGCAAGCCGAATAGTCAGCCCGTTCTGACTTCAAGAAAGCGGTATCCCAGCTCTGAATAATAAACTCGCATCTAGGCGGTTCTTCTTTTGTCCATTCCTTCCACCACTCCCTTTTAACTATTGCGCCTTCTTCTGAGGTGGGACTCTGTTGGTACTGGGCATTCCACTTAGCGGCCGGGAGTTCTGAGCGCAGTGCGTCCAGTTCTTCCAGGCTCCAGAATTCAGGCCATAAGGGTTTATCACTGGGAAGGATGGCGGGGAAGTCAATCACCTCCCAATCGTCGTTCCCTTCTTTCTCAACAGATGCCTTAATAATCCTGCCAGTTAAATCTCTCTTGGCCCAGCGGGTCATTACCACTACTATGGACCCCCCAGGCTGTAGACGCTGGCGGGGACCAGATGTGTACCACTCGTACACTTTATCGAACACGGACGGATCTCCCGCTGCTAATGCGGCTTCTTGCTCTGAGTGCGGGTCATCGATGATAAGTAAATCTGCCCCCTTACCTGTGACAGTTCCACCAACTCCAATAGCAAAGTATTCCCCATCTTTATTAGTAGACCAACGCCCAGCCGCTTTGCTGTCTTGTCTCAAATTTACATTGGGAAAGATCTTTGCATATTGCTCACTTCCAACCAAGTTCCTGACCTTACGTCCAAAACCTACCGCAAGCTCAGCCGTGTTAGATGTCTGGATGATCTTCTTGTTAGGGTACTTCCCCAGAAACCAAGCCGGTAATAGATAAGAGGCAAACTCAGACTTGGTGTGTCGGGGTGGCATGTTGATGATGAGGCGCTTTATCTTTCCAGATGCAATCTCTTCAAACTTCCTAGCCATGACCTTATGGTGTCGACCATTTATAAACCCCGGCCACATAGCGTAAGTAAACTTTAAAAAATCCTTCTGCGCCTCTTCCCTCAGAAGACTAGCCCGGTACTCATCCAGCTCATCAAAAAACGACTCCTGCTCATTCACCGGCAAAAGTGCTATAGCCTTACTAAGCGCCTCTATGTTCATTTACCACAAGGCCCAAGAGCCGCAAGATAGTCCTCATCTCCAGGCATATCTTCAGGAATTTCATCAACGTCATCAACTGGCACAGGTGGGACAGTTGTTTTTTCTGGTGTGTTCATACGTTCCTCATAGAAAGATAACTAGGCCGCACGCTCCTAGCACTACGGCTCATTCGCTTACAAATCCCTAACTCACAAAGCTTCTTAACAACCCGGTGAACATTCCCCCGGCCTTTATCCCCAGTCTGATACATGATGTCATCTATAGAAGGACCATACCCAAACTCCTTCCAAAACTCATCTATAACAAGGAACACAGTCCTCTGCTTCTCAGTCATATAGTAATCCTTCTTCTTTACCGTATGCAACAACTTAGGATGCTTCATCTACAAAACAACTGTCACAAGTGACAGTTGATCCTTAAAAAATATACCCCCCACCCCTTTTTTGTACAGAAACACAAGGGGGGGTGTTCTAGGAATCGAAGTCATCAACTATGTCAGATTCGTCATTGTGTTTTTTCGATTCTTCGGCGGATCGTTTGTGTGGAATAGTATGTGATGCCGGAACCGCGCGGCCGGCGCCCGAAAGCGGGGGTGCGGGTGCGGTGGGGTCTGCAGCCTGCCTCCCGCTCTGAATTTCCTCCAGCAAATCGAGAGCATCCTCCGGCTCAACTGTCCCAGCTGTGACGGTTCGCAGTCTGTCGATTAGCCTGGTACGAATGTCATCGCTACGGCTGACTGTAGTTATCTCTTTACGCTCTACAAATGCGCCAACCTCATACAGTGAGCCGAGTAGCTTCAGGCATTGCACCCTGGCGGACGGGGGAAAATCATCGTCCAGGCTGTGGGCTACGAGCTGTTGAATCAGTAGCGCCTTTAGCTGTAGGGGTGTTCGGTGTTTCTCCGCTTCAATCGCCAGCCTGTACGCTTCTATCTCGCGGGAGACCAAAGGGTTACGAGCTACAGCGTACGGTTCTGTGATCATAGTTGCCGGTGCTGGGTTGGCTTTGTAGCTGTCCCTGTATGCCTGGGCTTTAGTCTTACCCATAGCTACACCCCTAGCGAATTCGCGTTGTTTCGTAGTTAGCTGTGGTTCTTTCCCTACGCCGGAAGATAACAGCGTCTCTATTGGGATCGAATCAAAGCCGGTTTTAATTTGCGCCCTGGTTAACTTTTGCGTGCTTTGCTTTGCCATTGTGTACTGTTCGTTTATATTGTGACTGTGCGGTATAGATTGAGAACGCGCCGACTATATCACGACAGCGGATTCTGTACTGTGAACGCCTTGTTCATTTTGTGACTGGTCAGTCTACATTGTGACCGCTCGGGCTAATCTGTGACTGGTCGACGCATACAATTCTATAAATTGTTTCCCCCTATTTACTGTAGATAAACCCCTTGACAGTGCTATGCAACACATGAGACATTAACGACTCACCTACTTTATTAACCCCTGAAAGGCACACCATGACAACCCTAGCATTCAACACTGGACGCACCTACACCGAGCACGGCCAACGCATAGCCGCGAAGCGCCTGGACTGTGGCGCAATCATCATGCTGGACATTGACCGTGGCATTGATTACCTACTACACCCGACTACCCAGTTAACCCGGGCTGACGTTATGCACGCCTATGACATAAACAATGTTGTCTACCCATCGGATATCGGCATTGATTACACCGACTATTACGCCCAGCTGAAGACCCTTCGCGCAGCTGCCGAGGCACTGTAAAGCCGCAGCCTATGCCCTCTCCCAGGGTATAGACGGCGATTTTGCCGACTACAGAAAGGACAATCATGCAAGCGATACAAACCCGCGCTCTACTCGCAACAAGCAACCGTGGAGCCGCATTAAAGCGATGAGCTGGGCCGGTGACTTAATTATTCCGATGCCCTACGAGCTGGACACCGACGAAGCTCATATGCAAG